ATTGTTTTTTCACCATTCCTTAACGCGAGGCTTTCCGATGGAGACGACAACGGCGGTGTTCCTGGTCTCGATCGTTGTGGCTTCCGTCATCGTCTATGCAATTCGCGCCACCACATCGGCAGCGGATAAGGACCGTGCGGTCCGGCATGAAGAGGCCAAGGCGAAACTGCCGCTCGACCACCAGGAACAGATGGCGCGCATCGCCGCCCAGCGAGATTCCGAGATCGCCAAGGCAACCGGCAAGAACACGCCTGCGACGATCGACGCCACCGCAACGCGGGCCATCGAAGGTTAACCTCCACCGATCCTGGGGTCATGATGCTTGTCGACCGGGACGCCCTCTGCGCGGCCGTCGACGATACATGGCGGTCGCCGCTTTCGATCTTCCGCAAGCTCCGGGAAAACCGGCCGCCGCCGGAGCAGCTGCATGGCTGTCTCCGCGAGCTGGCCGTTGCGGGGCTGATCGAAATGCAGGCGCGCGACACGACCGTACCGCGATTTCGCCGGCACAAGTCCGGTGAGCACCTGAAGATTGAATTCTTTCGCAGGCTTCAGCCGAACAACGAGTGATCAACCGATGGCACGAAACTTCGGGATCGCGCGCCGCGCGGTGGACCGGTTCTGGAATGAGGCCGGCGAGCAGGATCGGCCGGATCAGGTCTGGCCGGTAGCCATGATTGTTGCCGGCGTGATCCTCACGGTGGCGATCTCGATCATCGTTCGCTGACAAACTGTTAGAAATCCCGAAGGCTGGCGTCATGAACCTGTTTGCGCGGTGGAAGTGCCGCTCTCCGGTCGTGCGACTGCTGGAGGGTGTGGTGCGCCTGCTTGAGGGCACATCAGCGCAACTGACCTCGATCCAACAGGAGTTGAAGAAAATGAGCACCGCTTCCGACAATCTCGCGTCCGCCGTCGCCACGCTGACGGGCAACGTCGCAACCTTGGCCTCGAACGTCCAGGCTCATGACGCCGCCATTCAGAAGGAAATCCAGGCGCTGAAGGACGCTCTCGCGGCCGGGGATACTGACGCCATCAACTCGGCGATTACCAGTATCGAGACGGCATCATCCGGCATCGCCGCCTCAGCCGCGCAGGTTGCGAGCGAGACCGACGCCCTCAACGCCTCCCTGCCCGCCCCGGCCCAGTCGCCGGCCCCCGCTCCGACCGATCAGCCGCAGTCCTAACCGCAGCGGTATCTATCGCGCCTCGCCGATCGTGGCGGGGCGCTTCGTCTTCTCAGTGGAGTGCAGGCGCAAATGGCCAAGCCCCCGCAGGCCAGCCAGGCCGAAACCGGCGCACCATCGATCAAGGACGAGATCCGCAAGGTCGCCGATCTTACCGCAGACAAGCGTAACGCCCGCCGCCACTCGGAAGCACAGATTTCCCAGATCGTGGCTGCGATCGATCGCTTCGGGTTTGTCGACAAGATTTCAATTCGCCCCGACGGCCAGATCATCGGCGGTCACGCCCGCCTCGAAGCGCTGAAGCGCATGGGCCGGGCTGAAGTGGAATGCCGCGTCGTCAGCGGCCTTTCTGAAGCCGGCTACAAGGCGCTCGGTCTTGCGCTGAACCGTATCCCTGAGAATTCATCGTGGGATCACGACATTCTGCGGGACCTGATCACCGAGATTCAAGACGAGGGCGAGAACGCGCAAACCCTTGGCTTTGGCCCCGCCGAGCTCAAGCGGATTCTCGAAGAGCCCGACGACCTCGAGGTGAAAGAGATCGAGACCGGGCCCGTCGACGATGAGTTCTGGATTTCGGTCAGGGGGCCGCTGGCCCAACAGGCCAACGTCTTCAAGGCGCTCGATGCGGCGCTGAAGCAGTTCGCCGGCGTGTCGGTGGAGCAAGGCACGATCAATATCGGTTAGACTCGTGCCTTGATGCGTTTAACGTCGGCTTCGATATCGCCGATAACCTTCGCGAGCGCGGCAATCGCATCGGCGATATAGTTCAGCTTCTGGTCAATATCGGAGGCTGCGCGAGCCGCTCGGGCGCGACTTCTTGAAGTTGAAATTGACATGGTTTTTCTCCGGTAAAAGCCGGATTGAAAACAACGCTAGTACAACCCACAAGCGCCAGTATTAGATTGTCCCCAGCTAATCCAAGGGCCCGCGCCGCCTGCCTGTCACAGACCAGGCCGTCGCCGTCTGTGAACCGACGATACCGGATTGGCCCTCCAAGCGATCCGCGAAAGGTAGCGCAAGCACTGCGGCCGGGCCTTCGGGTTACCGGCCGCTTTCATTTCCACCATGGAGCTTTCGAGCAATGTCAGGCGTCCGCGTAACCGGCAAAGTGAAGTTCTTCTCCGACGAAAAGGGCTTCGGCTTCATCCGTCCCGATGATGGTGGCGATGAGTTGTTCGTTCACCGCACCGACCTTGCCAATTCCCTCAACATGCTGATGACTGATCAGAAGGTCACCTTTGAGGTCGGCGAGTCCAACGGCCGGAAGGGCAACGGCAAGAAAGCCGTCAACGTCCAGTTGGCCTGACGCCGATGGCGCTGGCCAACAAAAACAACGCGCTGAAGACCGACAACAATCCGCAGGCTTTCAAGGCAAAGGTCGCCATCCGGCGCAATGTGCTTGACGTCATCGGCCCCGGCGCATCGGTATTCGATGCCTTCGCCGGCAGCGGCCAGATGTATTCAGCGATCTGGAAAGACGCCGCGGGCTATACCGGCTGCGACATGAAGCGGCAGAGCGATGGCCGCTTGATGTTCTGCGCCGACAACCGCCGCGTCCTTCGGGCAATCGAGCTTTCGCAGTTTGGAATTTTCGATCTCGACAGCTACGGATCGCCCTGGGTTCAAGCTATCATCATCGCCGATCGACGCCGTGTGGCGCCAGGCGAACGCCTCGGCCTAATCCTGACCGAGGGCGCGGGCTTTGCGTACAAGTCCAACATCGTCCCGGAGGCGATCGCGATCCTAACCGGACTGCGAACCGGAATCGTCGGGCTGTCGAAAAAGCAGGATGCCGTCATAGACAAGGCCATAGCGGGCCTCGCGCGGCGGATGTCCTGCACGGTCGAAAAACGCTGGCAGGCCGAAGGCCGGACCGGGGCGGCAATGCGATATATCGGGCTGGTGCTTAAGGGGAAGGGTTAGCTGTTACTCCGCAACGCCCCTGATCATTGCCGCGTACATGTGAATGGCGAGGGCAATCCCGGCCAGACACGCGAACCAGAACAGCACCCTCCGGAGGAAATCCAGGGAAGGCCTCAATGGTGCTGCGCCACGCGAAGCGGATTGTGATAGCCAGCCGGTAAATAGGGCTGCAGATCCTTTTTGATGTAGTGCGCCTTTCCGAGCGCCTGCAACTTGTCGATCATCCGCAGGGTGTAGTCCCGCCAGTCGGTGGTCTTGGTGATTTCGACGTAATTGACCCGGCCGACCTTGTAGAGGTCCACGTATTCGTGGGTTGCATCGACGATGGCCAGCGAGGCCTCGACGTCGATCGTTGGCTCAAGGCTTACCCATGTGAAGATGCCGCGTTCATTGAACGCCTTTAATGCGGCGAGCCGATCTCCCGGTAGAGCTGCGCCGCTTTCCCATTTCTGCGAGAATCGGTCGTCCAGGCTGGTAAGCGTCGAGGCGAAGGCATCACGCGCCGGACGGAAGAGGTCGATATCGGCGAGCGCCCGCGTGCCGCCCTTTGTCAGAGTGCAGATGCCGAGCCCGTGTTCCTGGATGATCTCCAGGCTCGGCCGCGTCAGCGACATATCAGTCGGGTTGTAAACGTCGGACGTGAAGCTGAGCATCACCTGCTCGGTAATGTCGGCGAGCTGGTATTTGACGGCATCCTTGCGGAGGTTGGTGAGATAGCCGCCGCGCGCAACCGCGCCGGCATTGAATTCGCCACGATCCTGTTTGGTCACGCGAGGCACATAGCAGTAGGCGCACTTATGACCGCACCCACGATAGGGATTGGCGGCGAGCGGTGAGTATTCGCCGGCCTGGCCACGCGGGGCATAGATGTAGCTGCAGCCGCGAACCGAGATTCCGTCGTCGTTCAGCTGAATGACGGCCATGGGAAGGGCACCTTTTGGAGTTGAAGTCGATTCCCAAAGGATGCCGAGATATGTCTGATTTTTCTACTCTTTTTTAATTCTTGGTGTGAAACGGCGTTCTACATGGCGAGGAAGAAAGAAACGAAGGCGGTTGGTCGCCCAGAGATCCCTATTACTGCGGATCAGCTTGAAAAGCTTGGCGCTCTACATCCGAGCCTTGAGGAAGTGGCCGCCTTCTTCGATTGCACCAAGCGAACGATCATAAATCGACTGAAGGCCCCGGACCTAAAGCTTGCGTTCGAGAACGGCAAGCTGAAGGGCAAGCTCGGCCTTCGTCGCCTGCAGCTGCGTCATGCCAACGGTACCGGCTCGGCGGCCGTCAACATGACCATCCATTTGTCGAAACACTGGCTCGGCCAGACCGACAAGACCGCGCTCGAACTGAGCGGCAAGGATGGCGGTCCGATCGAGACCAAGGATGTCAGTGCCCGCAACATCATCGCAAGCCGAATTGCTAGCATCGCTGCCCGAGCCGGAGCGGCTGCAAATCCTGTCGGAGCTGACGGAGGCGCAGGCTAAGGCCCTTGCCTGGGACTGGCGTTTCTGGGCCAGGCCGAACCAGATCGAACCGGCAGACCAGCAATGGATGATCTGGCTCATCCTGGCGGGGCGCGGATTCGGCAAGACCCGAACCGGCGCGGAGTGGGTTCGCGATAACGTCTGCGGATCGACGCCGCTGGCGCGGGGTAGATTTCGACAGCTGGCTTTGATCGCCGAGACCGCGGCCGACGCCCGGGAGGTCATGGTGGGCGACGGCAAGGTCCCGGGTGAAGGATCGGGTCTTCTGCAGGTCCACCCGAAAGACTTCAGGCCGATCTATGAACCATCAAAGCGGCGGCTGACCTGGCCCAACGGGGCGATCGCCACGCTCTACAACGCGACTGAGCCAGACCAACTCCGAGGACCGCAGCATGATGCTGCATGGTGCGACGAGTTGGCGAAATGGATTTACGCCCAGGACACCTGGGACCAGCTGCAGTTCGGCTTGCGCCTCGGTGATCATCCGAGAGTGGCCATCACAACGACGCCACGGCCGATCAAGTTAATCAGGATGTTGTTGGCCGACCAGCTGACGCGCGTGACGCGCGGCAGCACCTTGGCAAACGCCTCCAATCTGCCGCCGTCGTTTATCACCTCCATCATGGAACGGTACGCCGGGACCAGGCTCGGCCGGCAGGAGCTCGAGGCCGAGATCCTCGACGACGTCCCGGGTGCGCTGTGGACGCGCGCCATGATCGACCACGCCCGGGCACCGGTGACGTTGCCGGAAATGCGTCGGATCGTGGTGTCGATCGATCCCTCGGGTACGCGAGGCGATGAAGATGATGGCGACAGCATCGGGATCGTCGTCGCCGGCAAGGGGATAGACGGCCGCGGCTATATTCTGGCGGACCGAAGCTGCAAGCTCTCTCCGGATGGATGGGGCCGGCGCGCGGTTGAGGCCTATCGGGACTTCAAGGCAGATCGGATCATCGCCGAGCGGAATTTCGGCGGCGCCATGGTCGAGCACGTCATCCGGACAATCGATCGGTCGATATCGTACGAGGAAGTGACCGCCTCTCGGGGCAAAGTCATCCGTGCCGAGCCGATCGCTGCACTGTACGAGCAGAAAAAGATTTCGCACGTCGGCAACTTCATCGAACTTGAGGACCAGATGTGCGCCATGACCGCCGACGGATACGCGCTTGAGGGGTCACCGGATCGTCTCGACGCCGCAGTCTGGGCGCTGGACTATCTGTCGTTCACAGCGCGCGCGCCTATGATCATTTCTGACGAAGTGCTGGCAAGATCGAAAGTCCCAGCGCCTCGTAAGAGGCTGTGACGTGCCGAAGTCGCGCAAAAAACTGGTCAAGCAGATCGCCAAACAGCTTGCGCTCGAATTTCTGGAGGCCAATAAGCCGCCTCGGCGCGCGAAGGCAGCGCGTACGGCGAAGCGTGTTGCTCGGAATACGATTACGACCGAAGCGCTAGCGGCTGCGGTTTCGGAGCAGCCCAAGCGCCAGCCGATAAAAATCACCGAGTCTGCTCTCCATGCCTCCAGGCAGAAGCGGCAACGATTTCCGAAGACGAACCCGTTCAAGCTCCCGGACTTCCCGGTTGCGTTGACGGATCATGTGCCGGCCGTTCGCCGCCTGGCGATGGATGAGGCGCTGGGGACGGCCGCATCCTGGGCCGGCGGTGCATGGGCCAACTACGGCTATAATGCAGCCTTCGAGGGAGTGACGTTTCTCGGTTATCCCTATCTAGCCGAGCTCGCGCAGCGACCAGAGTACCGCGTCATCGTCGAGACGATTGCGACCGAGATGACCAGGAAATGGATCCGCATCGAAGCCAAAGGCGATTCTGACAAAAGCAGGAAGATTGCCCAGCTTTCGGAGGAACTCGATCGCCTTGAGGTGCGAGAGCGCTTTGAGGAGATTTGCGAGAAGGACGGATATTTCGGCCGAGCACATCTCTACATCGACACCGGACATTCAGACGATCGCGGGGAATTGCTGATGCCGATTGGCAACGGCACCAACACGATCAGCAAGGAAAAGCTCGGAAAAGGAGCCATCAAACGCCTGTCTGTGGTCGAGCCGGTTTGGTGCTATCCGGCCAACTACAATTCGAACAACCCGCTGAAGCCGGATTGGTATAATCCGCAGCGGTGGTTTGCGATGAGCACCGAGCTGCATCAGTCTCGGCTCCTTCCTTTTGTTGGGAGGCCGGTACCGGACCTCCTAAAGCCGGCGTACGCGTTCGGTGGCCTGTCGCTGACGCAGATGGCAAAGCCCTACGTCGAGAACTGGCTCAACACCCGCCAAAGCGTGGCGGACATCATCCAGGCGTTCTCCGTGATGGTGCTCGGCACCAATCTGGGTGAGACCCTGACGCCAGGCGGTGAAGACCTGTTCAAGCGCGCCGATCTCTTCAACAACACCCGCGACAACCGCGGGCTGATGATGATCGACGCAGAGAGCGAGGAATTTCAGAACGTCGCAGCTCCACTCGGCACCCTTGATGCCCTGCAGGCCCAGGCGCAGGAGCACATGGCGTCTGTCAGCCGCATCCCGCTGATCAAGCTGCTCGGCATTTCCCCGCACGGCATGAATGCGACGGCTGAACCGGAGCTC